TCGGTTTCAAACTCCTTCGAAAATTACTGGTGTAGCAGCTGATAGTATTAAAGATATTTACGAGAATACAATCGATCTAGAAAATGTATTTCCTGTCAAAAGTTACGATGAATTGCAAACAATGCTCAATGAACATTATCATGGTGAAACTGAAGAATCTGTAACAGGAGATACCACAAAAGAATCAACAACTGGTTCCTCTGATGAAGAGGAAGATGATCTAAATTTTGACGATTTAGAGACATCAGATAAGAAAGACTCTGATCCAGCGGTTGATGATAATAAAGTAAAAGAATTACTTGATAGTTTAGACTAAAAAATGGAACAAGATGGTGAAATAAAATCATTCATGCATGGATTAAATGCACAAGCCTTTAGTTTAAATAAAGGTATTGTACAAAAAAGTGCTACTATGCAAGATATACCTCTATCTAAAGATTGTTATACGCCGGAAAGACCCCAACATAACCCGCAAATACAAGCTGTACCAGCTCAACAGGTACACGTTCCACCACAACCTCAAATTAACACAGATCCCGCTCTATTAAATAACCTAATAGAGCGGGTATCTTCTGTTGAAAAGCACATTACTAAATTTGTAAACTTAATTGAAAAACAAGTTGCGCGAAACGCAAAAGAAATTAATATACGAATCAAATTAAATAATGATTCTACCAGTAAAGAATAAAGATAATTTTATTCAAAATTTTCTTAATCCAGTATCGAGATTAAACTCATCTGCGACATTAGATATACACGGCACTATATCTACTATAGTACATAATAATTCTAATATTTTTCTTAAAGCAGAATATAAAGTCGAATGGGATGATGACCCTGAAGAAGGTACAATATGTCTACCAGATACAATAAAATTAACTAAAATCTTATCTTGTTTAGATGAAGATGATATACATCTCGAAATAGAAGAAAATTGCATAAAATATAATAGTAATATTAACAGATTTACATATCATTTATTTGATGATAGTTTAACTAATAATAGCGCGTTTGATTTTAATAAAATAGACAATATTACATTCGGTACTAATTTCAAATTAACAAAAGAAAAAAATAATTCAATATTAAAAGCACTACCGTTTGTAACTGAATCAAGTAAGATATATATTAAAACTGAAAATACAAATGTATATGCTGAACTATCAGATAAAAAACTACAAAACGTAGATAGTTATACGACTTTATTAGCAGATGAATATAACGGAGAAGACTTAAATTATGAATTAATTTTAGATATAGAATTATTTAGACTTATATCTACATTAAGTTTCTCGGAGTCTACCATATATATAAATAATGAATATAAAATGCTTATGATTAAACTAGAACTTGAAAATAGTAACCTCACATTCATTAGTACTAGTTATAAAAATTAATGAAAAATAAAGTTACTACATGCGGTTATTTTATTAAGCGTTTAAGAGATAATGGATATACTGTCAACAGAATTTTTTCAGATTATTCAAGTCAAGATCCACGTAGATGGACAATAATGGTTAACCCTGAAATTGCCGCTTTATATATAACTTGTTATGTTAATTATGATTGGAGCGGGGATTTTAAATTTGAATTACACGACGGCAATCATTTTAAAAACTTTCAATTAAGAACAGATAGCATGGAAGTAATTATAACTAAATTAATTGAAAAAGATATTACCCCTAATGAAGAAACCAACACCTAAACGCCGAAATTTCGATAGTTTATTAAAATCAAATATTAATGCAATTGAGTCAACTGATATCAATGAACAGGACATGTCGTCTATTAATGATTATTTAATTGAACATTTAAAATCATTTATATTAGTAGGATATGATATCAGAGGTGATAGTGTATTACTTATTTCAGGAAAAACGCCTCAAGATTATGATGCTATAGAAACTTTACTAAGAAGAGTATCTAGTTTAGATTTCTTCAAAGACATACAAGAACAAACAAATACTAAAAATGAATAAGATAATTGTTTTAGGAAACGGTTATATTGGCCAAAAAGCATACAAACACTTTTTGGATACCTCGGGAGATATACATGACGTAGTTCATTTATGTCATTACCCGTATACGACCCCCGGAAAATTAAAAGAAACATTATTTAATAACATATTAAATGAAATTAAAGGATGTGACGCTAAATGGATAATTAATTGTGTCGGATATACTGGAAGTCCAAATGTAGATGCCTGTGAGGAAAATAAACAGATTTGCTGGGATTTAAATGTAACGTTTCCTACTATTTTAGCTCAATTTTGTAAGCAACATCATATAAAAGTTATCAATATCAGCTCTGGCTGCATATATGACGGTCCACAAGACACGCTTTATACAGAAGATGATGAACCAAACTTTGGATTGCTTAACTCTGATAGTAGTTGGTATAGTAAAACAAAGCATGCAGCAGAATTATGCTTACACAACTTTGATAATGTTTATACATTGAGAATAAGAATGCCAGTTTGCAATGACTTTAATTCACAAAAAAATTACTTAAGTAAAATTTTAAAATATAATAATATTCTCGATGAAGTAAACTCTAAAACTGTTATTGAAGATCTACTTCTTGTAATTAATAAAATTATTAATATTCATGACCTACCAGGAGGTGTATATAACTGTGTTAATCCTGCACCTCTTTCAACAAAACAAGTTTGTGAAATCTTAGATAAACATGGACTATGGAATCCAAATTGGAAATTTATTAATTACGATGAATTAAAACAACATATTGTTGCTAATAGATCTAATTGTATTCTATCAACAGATAAATTAAAAGTATACGGATTAGATATGCCACAGGAGCGAGATGCGTTAATGAGAATATTGAGTGAAAAAGAAACCTACCTCACGAAAGAGCTAGCAGATGAAGGATAAAAGTATTTTAGTAACAGGTGGCTTAGGATTTATTGGGAGTCACTTCGTCGAATTACTGGATAAAAAATGTAAAAATTGCAAAATAACAATAATAGATAGTTATGCATATTGTGTATCTGAAAAAACAGAAGACTATCTATGGGACATGTATAAGAAATCTAGTAATAAATTAGATATAATATATGTAAGCATCTCAGATTTTAAATTAGATAAAGAATATGATTATATTGTAAATTTCGCTGCAGAGTCTCATGTAGATAATAGTATCAAAGCTGGCGATATCTTTATAGATAGTAATTATGTAGGTGTATATGAATTATTAAAACAATTACCCGACAATACAAGGTTTCTTCAAGTAGGTACAGATGAAGTATATGGCAGTTTACAACTTAATTCTGAACCAAGCGAAGAATATAGTTTATTAGAACCATCGTCAATATATTCAGCAACAAAAGCTGGCGCTGATTTACTAGCATTATCATTTCATAAAACATACAAAAAAGATATTATTATAACAAGATGTACAAATAACTTCGGCCCAAGACAATACACTGAAAAGTTTATACCAGTTGTCATACAAAAAGCTAATAATAACGAACCAATTCCAGTATATGGAGAGGGTGTTAATATACGTCAATGGATATACGTCAAAGATCATTGCGAAAAACTCTATAACGTATTAACACGTGGGACTGCAGGACAAATATATAATCTTGCGCCTGCCTCAGAATACCATTCAGAAATACCTAATATTGACGTCGTATATCTTGTGTTAAAAATATTAAATACATCAACAAGTTTTATTAGTTTTGTTGAAGATAGAAAAGGTCATGACATTAGATATAGTTTAAGAGATTCAATGTATCGATCAATGATGATTCAATCAGGAGACCAATTAGAATTCTCCGTAACTCAGAAAACATTTGAAAATGATTTAAAGCACACTATAATGTGGTATATTGAAAATGCGCACTGGTGGAACAAATAATCTTATAATTGATGGTAACAATCTTTTATATCGTATATTCTGGACTAATAATTTTAAATTAGATGAAGATAATAGTCCTGGTCAAATATTCTTATTCCTACGATCTTTAAAATCCTATGTTGATAAGTTTAGACCAGAAAACATTTATTGTACCTGGGATAAAAAATTAGAATGGCCTTCTACTAATTTTAGAAATGAAACTATAACTGTAGAATATAAAGCGAACAGAGACGATGACAAATTTAAAGATGTACATGAATTCGCTGAAAAAATACAAGAAGTTATTGCTTTATTAGGAGTACATAATATGTATCCGCTTAGAATGGAAGCTGATGATTTAATGGCATGGCTTTCAACTATCTTAAATGGAACAAAAGTTATAGTAACTACAGATAAAGATTTATTACAAACAATATCTCAAGATACGAAAGTTTATAGCCCTATTAAAAAGAAAGAAATTACACTACAAAATTTTGAAGAATATACAGGAGTACCCAAGGAACAATATTTAAATTATAGAGCAATTACAGGTGATAAATCTGATAATATACCAGGAATTCCTAGATATGGTCTAGCACGATTTAAAAAATTAGATTTAACTAAATTAACAGAACAACAACAGGTCATTTACGAGAGAAATTTACAACTAATGGATCTATCAGTTGGATATGATTATTATCCTGATGAAGTACCTGTATATGAAAAACAATTAAAAAATAGCAAAAAAACTACAAGTAATTATAATAAATTTCTTGAAGAAGCTAAAAAATTAAATTTATGGTCTATTGTCAGAAACTATACTTCATGGCGAGAATCCTTTAATAATAACGAAAATATAATAAATATTATTAACAAGGCGATTAAAAATGCAACCAGAAATTAGATACGTTCAAAATCCTCGCACTATTACTGCTCCGTCTGGAGCTACTGCGGCCCCTGTAATGAGAGAAATTAGAATGGGTAATGAAATCCGTACAGAGGCGCATTATACTGATCCATCGACCGGCCAATTTATTACAAAAGTACTAGTCAGTACTCGCCCGGTAGATGAGTCTAAGTGAAGTAATTCCACAAGAGTATATTGTTGAGAAATTTTATCAGTACGCAGGATACCCTAAGTACAAAAAATTAACCAATGTATATGAAGGCGGTTGCCCTATATGTAGGGAAGGTAAATCTTGGAATAAAAAAAGACGTCTTTATTATATAGTAAAAGAAGATCATATTTTTTGCCACAATTGTGGTTGGACTGGCTCTCCAATTAAGTGGGTTCAAGAAGTAACAGGTAAAACATATATTGATATAATTAATGAATGTAAAGAAATAGATACATTTAATATACCTATAGATACTAAAGAAGATACTCTTACCCCTGAAAAACCACCACCTTCATTACCAGACGATTGTATTAATTTGTATGATAACATTCAATGTAATTTTTATAATCACGAACCAATGATAACTCATGCAATTATTACATGTAAAGAGAGAAAACTGTTTACAGCAATTAATAAGCCTAAAACACTTTGGTTTTGTAGAAATGACTTCGTACACAAAAATAGAATAATTATTCCTTTTTATGATGATAAAAATATCGTCTTCTATCAATCAAGAAAATTAAAACAAAATAAAAAAGATACAAAACCAAAATACTTATCAAAGATAGGCGCTGATAAAACAATATTTAATATTGATAAAGTAGACAACAATTTAGATTATATTTTTATATTTGAAGGACCAATAGATAGTTTCTTTGTTAAGAACGGAGTCGCTGTTGGTGGTATTAGTAAAGGGAGATCTTGTTTTACTAAAAAACAAGAACAGCAAATAGGACAAAAACCATTTCATAAACGTATTTGGGTACTTGATAATCAATATTGTGATCAAACCGCAAAACAAAAAACTCGCTCATTACTCAGTCAAGGTGAAGAATGCTTTATATGGCCTGAAGAATTATTACAATATAAAGACTTTAATGATTTATGTATGAAAATAAACCGCGACGAAATCTCATCACAGTTTATAATTAAAAATAGTTATAGTGAATTAAAGGGTAAATTACTATTATCAAGAATTACTGATAAATGATAATATTAACATTATCAGCACCGACTGAATTTGTAATTTTGCAAAGCCCTATGTTGTATACTCCTGGTTGCGGTTGCACAAATGGAACCATTGTAGCCTTCCCAGCAGGAGTTGTAACTGTGTCTATCGTTTGTTCATCATAGCCATCAATAAGAGTAATAGTTACGGTCCCTGTACAAGCTTTAGTAACAATAAAACCATCCCACGCTTCACCTAAGCTATATGTCGTATTATTAGTAACACCATACGCCGAAACTGGTTTAGCTACTGTATATGAACCTTTTGAATACATAATATTTTAAATTATTCTCCCCAACCTGCTGGTCTTGCGGTCAGATTACGACCTTGTTGCCGACAATATGATTTCCATTTCGAATTTAAATGTGCGGTTGTTTCATCATCAGTCGCGGCTGGTACCGGTGCAGGAGCTGGTGCAGGAGCTGGTGCAGGAGCTGGTGCGGTAGCAACTGGCTCTTCAAGCGCATTCTCAGCTTCGGCAGCTTCTAATTCCAATATAGCAAACTTGCGAGCCTTCTTAGCTTCTTGAAATGCTGCCTCAAACGCAGCACTTTCATCTGGATCAGCAGCTTTCCATTGTGTCTTAGCCGCGGCAGTTGCATCAGCTGCCTCCGCGGCAACTCCTTTTAAGAAATCTATATGTTGTGTACTGTAAGCCATGATATAATTATTTATGTTTTTCTATATAGAGGTTTTTGAAAATTTGATTTAAACTAGCTAATCTCTCACATACATCAAGTACTTCACTTTTTGTAGCATCAGAAACATCAGCAAAAATAGTACCAACTTTATTATCAGTTCTTAATTTACCTAACACACTCTCAATCCCACCGTTAAGATACTCTATTACGTCTTCAATATTACCAATCCATTCTTGTAAATCTTCTAGTTCCTGCATTTCGTTTGGGTGCTGGTCGATTACATCCTCAAACTCATCAGCAGTACTAGGATCATCTAAAGCATTAGTAAAAGACTGTTGATCATCTTCCGGTCCTGCATCGACCGCGGGTACTGGATCATCAAATTCATCTTCTTTAAGTAAAGATAAAAATTTATTTTCAAACTTTCCCATGTAAGTATTTATTAAATACTTATGATGAAAGGCATACTTTTCGAAGATTTATATAAGTACACTAACAAGTACTGGAAAGATGTAAAGTCTAGACATGTTCGACCTACGACAAAAACATTAGCTGATATTGCAAAAGCAAGTCCCGACACCTATAATCGAATTAAAGCTGATTTAATACCTTTTCCCGGAGATCATTTAATTGAACAACTCGGTAGTGCTTTTAAAAACATATCAGATGCTACTTATTTAATAAATCAACTTGCCGATAATCCCGCCGTCCACTTAGATAAAAAAATTGTTAAATCCGCAACTTTTAAGTTGCAAAAAATTCAGGATCTTATAAAATCAGTGTCGGAAGATTTAGATCATGATGAGTCAGATAGTTAAGAGTTTATTAATTGTATTTTTAATTTCAAGTTCAATAAGCGGTATTACATTTTTATTTTACCCTTCATTTAATACTTTAATACAAGTATTAATAGGTATAACAGGTCTTCAAATACTCTTCTTTTTTCTCTACAATAATATTCTTAGATATATTGCACGATTAAATCTTGAAAAAGAAGCAATTCAATTATCTCAATTAGCTGAACAAAACCGAATCCTAGCTGAATGTCAAAAATGCAAAAAAATGAATAATGTATATATTACTTTAACAGAAGAAAATGAATTTGAATGCGATGAATGTGATACAATTAATAAAATTATAATCGACATTAATACCGTTTTACCTACAAAAATAATTTATGATAAATAAGCCAACGACAAGAGATTATTCACCTTTAGCTAGATGGTTATGCTTATTCGAAGCCGTGAATATTATTGCTGATAAAGCAGAAAAAATGGGACATACCGCAGATTGTCTTAAGCCGATACCTATTAATAAATATATCAACGAAAGATTTCACTCAGTATTAAAAGACGTAGAATACGAGTTTAGTAATAGTCACCATACACGTCATCGTTAGTACCATATTCAAAATACGTCGCTTGTTCTGTATCTATATCATGTATATAATCAGTTTCAATAGCAGATAACGGGCCAACTCCTGATACATCAACTACTTGTGTAGATTTAGTCTCTGCAGTTAATCCTGGTAAGAATGTATGGTCGTTCCTCCGAGCTCGAAGTTTAAATACATAGTGTCCTTGTAATTGATTTATTTGTCCGATGGTCTCGTCTAACCGTTCAGTAATTTCAAATATTTTACCGTTCCGACCCGCCGGGCGATCATCTCCATATTCAGTTAATTGAAATACATCTCCAGCATTTGGTTCTGTAACTGTCGAACTATCATAATAAGAAGAAAGAGTTTTTTGATAAGTTTCAATATCTATTACAGCCGCTAATTCATCATCAGATATTAAGCCATATTGAGAGTACGTTATAGCACCATCCGTTAAATCTATTAACATAGTAAGTGTCTGAGGAGTTTGATATCCTTCATATGGATTTTCACCATACGTTTTATCAGTTAAATCTAGATTAAATTTTCGAACATAATAACTAACACTAGTTCCATATAATCTTACTTGCTCTTTCCACCATCTCTTATATGTTTGATTACGCTCGTTTGTACCTAACGACTTATTATTAAATCGTATAATATCTTCAGCGTTACTATGATAATTTACTGCAGTAGCTGTATCTGTACTCCATGCTGATGCCATTATTTTTTAATATAATATTTGTTATCTGCTATATACATTGTTATTCCAGTATTACCTAAATTTCGAGAACCTCTCTTTTCTAAATCTGTAATCTTATATAACTCCTTTATACCTTGTACTTCGCTAGCGGTTAAAAGAAATACTCCATTTTCCTCATCTTTTAATCTGTTTAGTTTATGACAAGTATTAGGCTTTGTTCTATGACTAACCGGTAATAAATTTTGATGCAATCTTCCTGACCCCGTACTACCTCTTAATTTATATAAATTCGGGAGTCCTAAAGCTTCAAGAAATTTACGAGTAAATAACATTTTAATTATTTAATAAAAAAGCCCCTTACATTTGTAAGGGGCTCTCAAAGGTATTATGTTTTAATTGTATTAGGTCTTCGACTTGGCCTTTAATGGACCTGGCTTACCACTGGCTTTGTGAACTCCAGGTTTCTTACCATCAGTGGTAGGCTTACCTGTCGTCTCGTCATCAGTAACCTTCGCATCACCGGTACCAGCTGTCTTTCCGCCTAAACTATCAGAAGCAGGATCCGTGGCCTTACCACCACCATCAGAAGGATCGACACCAGGTTTTGTACCATCGGATGTCGGAGCACCAGTTGTTGGTGTTACATCCTCTTCGACTCCCTCGAAGCTTTCATCTTCAACCGGCTCGTCGTCGCCACCGAACTCATCATCAGCGGGTTCCTCGTCATCCGCTGGAGCGAGTTGATCCGCGACGGCTCGAATAGCATCGGCTTGGTCTGGAGTTAATGTTACTGTGACGTCTTCGCCACCTTCATCTCCGAGCTCATCATCAAGACCAAGATCATCGCCTGGTAATGTGTCTATACCAAGCTCATTTTCGAAATCATCGTCTTCACCCATTACTTGCTCGTAGAGCTTATCAAATATTGACTTATCTTCTGACATAATATTACCTTTGTTACAATTATTTATACTCTCCTTAACAACTTTCTTCTCTTTTTTTACTTTTTTGTCGTCATCCTCTTCTGCCGCCTCAACAGGCTCCTGTAAATCTTCTTCTGCTTTTTGCTTTTTAGGCTCAGCACCATCTACTACAACCTCATCTGTTGGTCGTTGATTCTTCGAATTTAACTTCACTCCAACAGATTCATCTGGCTTCTTATGATCTTTACCAGGCTCGTTTTTTTCACGAACCCTATATTTACTAGAAGCCAACCGGTCTTCATATTCATCCATAATATTTGCGTCTACTTTAAAATGATCCATTTTTTTGTCCTTTTTTTCCTTTAATGTAACTAACTTCCTTTCAAACTTAACTGACTCTTTCGCTTCGCCCCAGGACATGCTCGATGTCTTTGCAACATTATCTCTTTTAACTTGAATTCCATCACCCGCCAGCTCGGCGGCTGAAACCCAGTCTCCATCAATACTAAGAATTACAAAATCTGAACCTTCACCTTCAACCTCCACTATATCTCCAACCTCTAATGGCTCATCATCTAAACGATCACCACTATGACGACTAAGATCAGGTAATCCAGTTTCTTTTACTGAATCATGAGCTAGATGAACATGTGCTCCATCATCGTCATGACCCTTTCTCTTTTTCTTTTTTCTTGTTGCAATTTTATGCAAAAGAGCTCCGCCCACGATCCCTGCGCCGACTCCCAATGCATCTATCTCATTTTTAATAGACGCTTTAATTTCTTTATCTTCAGTAACAAGTTCTTTTGGCTCTTCAACCTCTTCAGTAGTACCTGAAACCGTAGCTTTTACAAAAGCGTCATTAATAGAGTTTAAATCTCTGCCGGTCATGTAAATATTTATAGTGCCGAGGCTAAAAAAAGACGATAAATTTTATTTAGGTAATACAAACCTACCTAACCCTGATATGGAGTTTGAGTGGACTCCGGAGATGGTAAAGTCGCTCAAAAAAGCAAGACAGAATATTCTTCACTTTGCAGAAGAATTTTTTCACATTGTAAATCTTGATCAAGGTAAGATGAAAATACAGTTATATCCTTTTCAGAGAAGGATATTACGTAGTTTAAGAGATAATAGGTTTGTAGCCTGTCTAGCTAGTAGACAAACCGGAAAAACTACTATGATGACAATTTATGCTTTATGGATTGCTTGTTTTGAAGACGATCAACGTATATTAATTGTTGCTAATAAAGAGCAGACTGCTATTAGTATTTTTGGAAGAGTTAGACTTGCATATGAAAATTTACCAAATTATCTCAAACCCGGTGTTGTAGAATACGGTAAGACTTCTATGAAATTAGCAAACGGGAGTAGTATTGGTATTAGTACAACAAGCTCAGATGCTGGACGAGGAGAATCTGTTAATGTATTAATTCTAGATGAGTTAGCGTTTATTCCAAATAATCTTGTTGAGCAATTCTGGAGTTCAGTATATCCTATTATTTCCTCATCAACAAAATCTAAAATATTTGTAGCGTCTACTCCCAACGGTAGTGGTAATTTATTTTTTACATTATACACAGAAGCAGAAAAAGGAACAAATAACTGGAAAGCAGAAAAAATATTATGGCACGAAGTCCCGGGTAGAGATGAACAATGGAAAAAAGATACTATAAAATCTATAGGTAGTGAAGAAGCCTTTGCGCAAGAGTTTGATTGTAAGTTTCTTGATACTGGTGACTCCTTTATCGATGAACTCTTTTACGAGAAGCTGGCCGCTAAGACAAAAGAACCTACATATATGTTTGATGATGGATGTTATAGTGTATGGGATGAACCAGATAAAGATCATTTATATACTATAGGTGTTGATGTAGCAGAAGGTGTTGGCCAAAATTTTAGCGTTATACAAGTTTTAGATATAACTGATTTACAAGATATAAAACAAGTTGCAGAATATGCATCTAATGAAATTAACCCATTTGAATTTACTACTAAAGTTCGTGACATATGTTATCACTGGGGCGCACCTCCTGTATTAATAGAAAGAAATAATTGCGGCAGTCAAGTTGTAGATAATTTATATCACCAATATAATTACAGAAGTATAGTTAATTGGTCTCCTAAAATAGGTCAAGTAAAATATGATAGACTAGGAGTATATGCTCATACTAATACCAAGTATAAAGGTATAACTAATATGAGATATTGGATTAATGAACTTAAATGTGTTGATATAAGATCAAAACCCACTATCATAGAACTGAAAAATTTTGTACGATACCCTAATGGGTCTTGGGCAGCTCAGCCTGGGTTTGATTATGATGATAGAGTTATGGCAATGGTCTGGGCATTATTAATATTAGAAAATAGCGTTATACAAAAATACTATAGTGTAACAGAAATTGATGATAATCAACGACCCGCAAAAATAGAATTAGGTCCATATATTGATCAAAAGTTTAGCAATTTTCTGCAAGATTATAAAATGCAAAATATTGATGATACATGGAACCCTCCGCCAGTTCACTTTGAAAACATAAATATTTTAGGAGAGGATGAAGGTCCTAATTATAACTCAGATATGGAAGAAATGCAAAGAGCAGGATATGTTAGAGTATGAATCAAGCACCACTTAATAAAAATAGACAAGATAAATTTATTTTAGTTTTAAATTTGCCTGAAGGTATAAAAGAAATTGTAGATAATATTTCTAGAAATACAAATAGAATTGACGCGAACAGTTTAGAAATAAGTATTGCCGGAGCCGTGACTCCAACCATAAGTATACCTGAAAAAACTCTTCCATATGGCGCACAAACTATAAAAGTAAGCTCACACGCTCGTCCATCATATGATCCCTTAAGTATAGATTTTAAAGTCGATAATGAATTCAAAAATTATTGGGCAATATATAAATGGCTTGATATTATTAATGACGTAAAAACTGGGGCATTTAATGAAGATGAGATTATAAAATATCCACAACCCAATCAACAACTTCCAATATATTCCTCTAATTTAACTGTATACGGTTTAGATGAATATGAGAATAGAAAAATACAATGGGATTATATCGGAGCATTTCCAACTAGACTCGCTGAAATAAATTGGGATTATACTAGCGAGGCTGAAATTATTTCTTCTGCAACTTTTGAATTTACAAAAATAGAATCAAAATTAATTTAAGAATATTTATCACCAAAAATAACTCATGGCGACATTAGTCTTATAAGAACAGTCCGGCATTTTTCTAACAATTTTTTTAAATTCCTGTTCGGTAATATTACCCTGTTTCCATGATTCACCTTCAATACACCCAATCATTGTATTAGTTCTATCTTGTATAGATTTTACATACATAGATGCCGCAAACATTTCATCAGGGTTCCCTGTATCAAACCATGCATAATTACTATTTAAACTATTATGCCATAATAGATCATCCTGCAAATAGCTTTTATTTAAATCAGTGATTTCTAATTCACCTCTAGGAGATGGTTTTAAATTTCTCGCTCTTGCTCCAGCAGTATTATCATAAAAATAAATACCCGTTACTGCATTATTACTTTTTGGCGTATCTGGTTTTTCCTCTATTGAAAGAATTTTACCTTCATCATCAATATCAATTACACCATACTCACTAGGGTTTGAAACTCTATAACTAACAACACAAGCCTTATGACCATTAAGAGTAGGTTTTCTTATACCCGTAAAGATATTGTCTCCTAAGATTAAACACACATTATCATCCCCTTGCCATCCCTCGGCAATAATTAATGCCTCAGCTATACCAGCCGGGGTCATTTGTATCTTAAAATTAAAATTAATTCCTAAATATGGTCGATTTCTATCTGCGCTATGAACACCGCTTGGCCCAAGTGCCGTTTGATTAAACAAATGTAATAAATGAGGATATGCGTGAGCATTAGTAATAATCATTATATCTTTAATGCCTAATTTAATTAAAGTTGATAGAGGATAATAGATAGTAGGCTTATCGTAAATTGGAAGAAGTTGCTTTGAGACAGTTTTTGTACAAGGATAAACTCTCGATCCGGTTCCTCCAGCTAAGATGATGCCCTTCATATATTTATATTATAATGCATCTTTCGCCAAATCAACTAAAATATGTCAGCGGAAAACAATAAATAATTGTAAAGGTTTTACTATGAGTAGACGAACAATTCAATCACCAGGAGTAGAAATAAGAGAAATTGACTTGACGCAACGACCTGCCGCGCCAGTCGGTACGAGTGTATTTGTTGCTGGATTTTCCAATCAAGGCCCTACGGACGAAGTTTTTAATGTAGGGACATTCGCGGAATTTGAAGAAATTTACGGCAAACCTACAAACGCTGCCGAGAGATATTTTTATCATTCTACGCGACAAGTCTTTAATAGTGATGCAAATGTTTTTGTGTCCCGGTTACCATATGGCAACAACACCGGAGATAGAAAATATTCTGCTCTAGTTTATCCAGCGGTGGGCGCAAAAACAGCTACCATCACAGCTATTGATACTACCAATGGCTCTTACATCGATCTTTGTACTTCAGAAGGCACGGGGATTTCAGTCACAGACACTCTTTCAA